AACAGTCAGATGAAACTGAAGCGGTAGAGAGACAAGCTCAAGAAGAAGCAGAAGAACGTGAGGAACCAGAAAACGCTGAAGAGAAAACCTTTAAGAAGCGGTATGGTGATCTTCGCAGACATACTCAAAAGCAACAAAAAGACTTTGATGATAAAATATCGGTACTGCAAAAGCAATTAGATGAAGCCACAAAGAGCCAGATTCAACTTCCTAAATCAGAAGAAGAACTTGAGGAGTGGTCAAAAGAATATCCAGATGTAGCTGCTGTAATAGAAACAATTGCAATTAAAAAGTCAAGAGAGCAATCACAAGAAATTGAAACTCGACTAGCAGAAATTGATGACCTTCAAAACTCTGCTAAAAAAGAAAAGGCAGAAGCACAATTATTGTCTTTACATCCTGACTTTGAAGATATTCGTTCAAGTGATGATTTTCATGATTGGGCAGATGAACAACCTAAATGGGTACAAGATGCTCTATATGAAAATGAAACAGATGCCAGATCAGCAGCTAGAGCAATTGATTTATATAAAGTTGATCGTGGTATAGAAAGAACAGAAAAGAAGACAAAACCAAAGTCTAACAAATCTGCAGCGTCTTTGGTAGATTCTAACTCACCAAAGACTTTGCCTGACACTGAAGGCAATAGTAAGAAGTGGAAAGAGTCTACTGTAGAAGCCATGAGTTCTGCAGAATACGAAAAGAATGCAGATGTAATCATGGATTCAATTCGATCTGGTAACTTTATCTATGATGTTACTGGTAATGCAAGGTAAATTCATTTTTTACTTGACAAACCAGTTCTTTTAGTTAAAATGGTGTAGTAGAGTTAAAAACTAGACCCATGTATATGCTAACTCTAGTTTTTATTTAGTAAAGCTTTTTTGGCAACCCCGTAAAAGGCCGATAATAGATTGATCATCTATATATCCTACCCCTCACTTACTGGCCCTATGAAAGTTATGACCTGAAGTATGGTATTTTATCATGCTTGTGGGCCTAGTTTGCCCACTAGTTACGAGAAAAAGGAGAAATAAAAATGGCTTTTACTCGTGCTGCAGGGTATAACAGTCTGCCGAATGGCAATTTTAGCCCTGTAATTTATTCCAAACAGACTCAGCTTGCTTTCCGCAAGTCGTCTGTAGTAGAGGACATCACCAATAATGATTATTTTGGTGAAATCGCCAACTTTGGTGATACTGTCCGAATTATTAAAGAGCCTGAGATCACGGTCAAAGAGTATGCCCGTGGTGCTCAGATTTCACCACAAGACCTTGATGACGAAGACTTCAGCCTTGTCGTAGACAAGTCGAACTACTTTGCCTTTAAGGTTGACGATATTGAAGAGGCACATTCTCATGTGAATTTTCAGTCGATGGCATCTGATCGTGCTGGCTATCGCCTCAAGGATCAGTATGACATGGAAGTACTTGGCTACCTTTCAGGTTTTGCTCAAGCTTCTCTCAGTGCTGTTGCTAGTACCGCTAATACTACGGTATCTGGCACCAAAGCTGTTTCGACTGCAGGTTCAGACGAACTGCTGTCTTCGATGCAGTTAAAGAAGGGTGACTTTGGTAGCATTACTACTACGTCAGCAGGTACGCATTCGATTCCGATTGCTCCTCGTCTGCCGGGTGCTAGTGCTCTTCCAACGGCAACTGCATCTCCCAATATGATTGTGGCGAGGATGTCTCGTCTTCTTGACACTCAGTTTGTGGACAAGGACGGGCGTTGGCTTGTTGTATCACCTCACTTCATGGAAGTTCTGATGGACGAAGATTCTCGTCTTCTTAATTCAGACTTTGGTGAGTCTGGTGCTATTCGCAACGGCTTGGCTCTTAACAATCTCTATGGCTTCCGGGTTTATGTTTCTAATAACCTTCCATCAGTTGGTACTGGTCCGGGTACTTCAGGTACTGCCAACCAGAACTCTAACTATGGTTTGATTGTTGGTGGACATGATTCCGCTGTAGCCACTGCAAGCCAGATTACGAAAACGGAAACGTATCGTGATCCTGATAGCTTTGCTGATATTGTTCGTGGTATGCACCTTTATGGTCGTAAGATTTTACGTCCAGAATCTGTTGCCACGGCAAAGTATAACGTAGCATAGGGGGGTAGGACAATGGCAACTTTTGACATGACGGCCAAAGCTACCACTGGCGTAAGTGCTAGCTCTAGTGCTATTAACCAAGCTAATCGAGCGGGACAGAACATGCGTATGATTGAAGCTGTTCTTGACATGGATGCTCTTACGGCTGATGGTTATAGTTGTACGGATGGTGACATCTTTCAGCTTCTAGAAGTTCCTGCAAATACATTTATTCTATTTGCTGGTGCGGAAGTTCTGAAAGCTTTTGATGGCTCTTCGCCTACAGTTGATATTGACTTTGCGGCTGGCGATGACATCATTGATGGCGGTGACGTTACTTCAACGGGTATTCTCGCTGAAGGAACTAACGGTCAATCCAATGACGTTATTACTGGTGCAGATTCGCTATTTGAATGTTTCGTAACTAGTGTAGACACAGTTGACGTTAAGTTGATTGCTGGCTCTGCTGATGTTACGGCAGGACGGTTGCGAGTTTACGCTTGTGCTATCGACTGTAATGGTTGGGCCGAAGATACTGACGAAGTTGATCGTGATCAGCTTGCATAGGTAGAATATGGTGGGAGGGGCAATAGTCCCTCTCACTACTTCTAAGGATAAATAAATATGAAAAAACTTTCAGCCCGTCAAAAAGAAATGTTAAAGTCACATACTAAACCACATAAAAATAAAAAGGGTGAAACTGTAGCTGGTCATTCAAAAAAGCATATTGATGCTATGAGAGTAATGATACAGCATGGCATGTCATTTGATAACTCACATGATGCTGCTATGAAGATTTTTGGAAAGTAAATAAACTAGATGGCAAATTCATTTTTAACGTACACTAATGATGTACTTGCTAAGTTGAATGAAGTGCAGCTTACCTCTACAGATTTTAGTGACGCTCGTGGTATTCAGATACAAGCAAAAAATGCGGTCAACCAAGCTATTCGTTATATTAATCAGCGAGAGTTTTGTTGGCCTTTTAATGCTGCAGAGGCAAATCAAACTCTTACTGCAGGAGTAGTAAAGTATGCACTACCTTCAAATACTAAACACATTGACTATGGTACTTTTAGAATTAGAAAAAGTGAAACCTTTGGTAATGCAGCCAGACATATTGCCTACTTAGATTATAAAGAATACCTAGATTTACATGTTAAACAAGAAGATGATACAGTTACAACTACACTAAGTAGTGGTATTGATGATGACGACACTACTATTCCTGTATCAAGTGCTTCGTCTTTTGATTCTACAGGAACAATTATTATTGGCTCAGAAAATATAACGTATACAGGTACAACTTCTACATCTTTTACAGGAGCTACAAGAGGAGCAGAAAGTACAACTGCAGCTAGTCATTCAACTGGAACTACGGTAGCTCAGATAGATGCAGGTGGAATACCTACTCACGTATTTAGACACCCCGATAACACGTATGGTCTTTGGCCTTTTCCAAATAGAGCATACACTTTAACCTTTGACTATTTTACATTTCCAAGTTCTGATTTATCTGCACACGGTGATACAACTACGATTCCCGATAGGTTTGGGCATATAATTGTAGATGGTGCAGTGTCGTATGTTTATTTGTATCGCAGTGAAGTTCCACTATATGAACGTACTTTCGCTCTTTTTAATGAGGGCATAAAACACATGCAAACCTTACTTATTAATCGTATGGATTATTTAAGGTCCACGTATATTCCTAGATCAAATAGTTCTATTTATACAACTTCGGCATCTTTTTAACATAGGAGAAAATTAATGACGCAGATACCACAAGGAAATAACATGTTCTGGGATGTACAGTCAGTTGTTACTGTAGGTTCTACCGCTGGTGGAACAAATGTCTCAAGTTACAATTTAGTAACAGTACACCTAAACGGTGAAATTTACGTTAACTTTGGTGCTTCCAGTACGGCTGCTGTTAGCACTGCAAATGATATTAAATTAGCTGCTGGATTACATTCACTTACTGTGCCTAAACAGGCAGGTGATTCTCAATATATGAATTACGCAAGAGTAGGTGGCTCCGATGTAACTATGCGCTTAGTATTGTCATAAGGAGAAGATTCATGTCTCTATTAAATGGACTTGTAAATCAAAATGTCGATAGGCATACTAGAGACATTATAACTCTGACTGCAACTGCATCAATAACAACTGCAGATCATTCAGGTAGAACACTTCTTATGGGAGAAGTTGGTGGCGATGCTGCTGCCACTTTTACGCTTCCTGCTGCTACAGGAACAGGAAGTGTGTTTAAATTTGTTGTGTCGGTAATAAATACTTCTAATTATTTAATTAAAGTGGCAGACGCAACAGACACCATCGACGGTCAGATTGTGATCACCGATGCAGACGGGACTGCTGCCTCTTCTATGGTAACAGCTTCTGCATCAGATACCATTACGTTGAATGGTACGACTACAGGTGGGGGTGCGATAGGTGACTATGTTGAAGTCATTGACATAGCATCTAACCAATACGCAGTGAGTGGTATGGTAACATGTGCGGCAGGTTCTAATCCTGCAACAATGTTTAGTGCTACCGTATCATAATATTTAGCTAAGAAAGGAATGTAAAAATG